GAACTTGACATACATTGCGTAGGCTAGGGCGTGGCATTGGCCACTAAGAAACTTATTCATTGTCCTTAGACAACTCCTTAGCCCGAGCGATAGCCTCAAACAGATTGTGAAAGACCTCGCCCTCGTCTCCCGAGTCCTCGGTATCAAAAACTTCGAACCAAGGATTATCTACAACAAGGTAGTCCGCGCTCTCGTAGACTGCCTGAAGGTCGTCCTCTGTCGTGATACCAGCCTCGACAAGGTCGCTGGTGTATCGGTAGACGTCCTCGCGGACATTGTCCCTAATCCGCATTTCACCATTACGGCAGACGCGGAAGCGAGAGCCCTCGGCCCAGACAACTTCGTACCCAGGGGCATTGACGTAGAACTCCGCGCTGTGGTTTTTGGTTTCCATAGCAAATCCTTTCTTGTGGTACTCCAAGCATAGTGAAAATCTGTGACATTGTCAATACGGCACGCCTGCAGCGCAAGACCTGCAGCCAGCACCCGCCAACTTCTTATATACAAAGTTGGCCACGCACGGGACAAGTCTTATGGTCGCCCGTACACTTTCTTTACGTTCGTGCTTCGTCCCCGCAAAAACAAAAAACCCCCGATTGCTCGGGGGCTTCTTGCTTCGGGTTGGTTAGGCGGAAACGGTATCGAAGGGGACAGTCGCGACCAGTCCAGTCGCTTCCCTGAACAAGCGCACTCCGTCTCCCCACTCAGAGGGCGAGCCGTCTGAGGAAATCCGTACAGCGCTCCCGTAGGCTTCCCGTGCTGCGAGTAGCAGAGCGGTCACCACGACATCGTAGGGCTTCTGAGCGGTCTTACAGAAATCGAAGTATCCGACTTCCCTCGCCCACTCCTGCGTTTCGGGGCAAACCTTCTCCCAGACAAAACTCTCGTAAGAGTCCTCGCCGTATCCATTGAGTCGCACAGACTCGCCGTCCACGCGCCAAGCACCTAGGTGCTCGCCACTAGGGTCAGCAAGTTTGATACCTTGCTTTTCTGCGGTCTGGATTACCTTGACTGCCAAGCGAGTGAACTGCGCGTAAAACTCGCGATAGTCCTCTGGCGATAGCAGACTTTCGTCTCGGTTCCAGTAGTGTGTGTATCCCATTTTTTTCGTCCTTCCGTTGCGGTTGTGGTTAGTTTAGAACTTTGTGGCGAGTAGAGAACAGAACAAGTCCCTCGCCCTCTAGGTAGTCAAGGCAACCTGGGCAGACATCACCTTTGGTCATGTCCGTGAAGGTCACGCCGTACTCTGACGAGTCGAAGCAACCCTCTGCATCGCACTCGAACGGGTCTAGTTGTGACATTTTTCGTCCTTTCGTGTGGTTACGGTTACACAATAGCACCGATTGGCTACTAAGGCAAATCGACTCGCCTGAGCACTATGTCTTTCTGTGACACATAGTCAAGCACCGTTATGACAACGACCTCGCCGTCTTGGTCGTAACGCTCCGCTACCGAGATTGCGCTAACCTTTCGGTTATTGACTGGCGGATTACTCCACCGCAATTCCTCAACAGCGTCGCTGTAGTCCTCGTCCGTTACCGTCATTACCGTCAGGCCGTCTGAGACGTCTACCCAGTTACCGTGACTGTCGAAGGCAAGCACCTTGCGCATAGGCGGTTTCACTCGTCTCACCGTTACACCCGACTTCCAGCGGTTGTGAGTGCTCGCTGAGCAAGCCGTCCAATCTGGTCAGCGGCGTCCGTTACACTCTCGCCGATTGGCACATACGAGGACGAGGGAGTCGAGCAGTAGCGCTCGCCGTTCCTGCCGTAGTGTCCAGCCCCGAGCCAGAGCACAGCCACGCCTGCTCGGTCACATTGCTTGACGAAGTCCTCAGCAATCCGTTGCTGGTCAGCGGTGTAGTGTCCGTCAGAGACCACCACAAGCAACCTCGCCCCCGAGCCGTTGAGCAAGTCGAGCGCTCCGTCTAGTGCTTGGAACGCCTTGCCAAACTCCTCCGTCGAATCGCTCGCCGAGTAGACCCGAACCTTGTCTAGGTGCTGGCCTGCCTTGAGCGTGGGGAAAACGTCATCACCGTAGTAGACCATCGCGGTCCGTCCATGTACTCGCCGAGTTGCCTCAGAGAGAATCCATGCGGCGCTTGCCAACGGTTCCATCGCGGAGCGCATTGAGCCCGAGATGTCTACCATCACGCCGATGGTGAGGTTCGGGTCATCAACGTGCTTCCGTTGCACGCGGTTCCAAGGAGTGGCGGTGTCCATCACGCCTCGAGCACGCATGGCACGCCCTTGCACGACAGCGCGAGTGCGAAGCCGTCCTGGGGGAGTGGCGCTTGCCGACTCGGTGCGAATACGGTCACGATACTTAGCACGCTCCAGAGCTTGGGCAATCCGCACAGCGCTCGCCCTCTCGAGAGGTGTGGGCAACCGTTCCGAAGTGAGCCGAGAGGAAGTCCTTTGGACTCCCGAGGGACCAGAGGAGTGCGAGAAAACTTTGCTGGCCACCTGCTGAGCCTGCTTCCGAGATTCGGCTTGGCTTGCCCTTTGCTCGACAGCCTCCTCGTTCTCCTCGGTGGTCTGCTGCTCCATGGCCTCGGCGGTTGCCTCGAACTCGGTTTCCTCGGCAGCTTCGGCAAGCGCTCCCATAATCTGGCGAGCAATCTGTCGAGCTTCCTCAGAGCCCTTGCCACCTTCGCCACCTTCGCTAGGCTGACCAGTCTCGGACTGAGCGTCCTCACCAGCCTCCTCGGAGTACTTGGTGACAATCTCAGCCCACTGGCGAGCGATGTCATACATTCTCGGAAGTGCGAACTTGGGGTCAAGAATCTGGAAATGAGTCCACAAAGGACGAAGCTCCTCAAACAGGCCCTTCGGCGCAATCACGTCAAAGATGTCAGTCAGAGGTTTGATATCCTCGTTGGTCAAGACGCCAGCCTGAACTCGAGCGCAAGACAGAGCCATCAGCTTGGCAACGCCACGCACAGAGGAGATGGACTCGGCGTCAACCTCTGAGAGGTCTCCGAGCACAATCCCGAGAGCGCAAGCGCGTAGGAAGGCTTTGTTGTTGGGCATAAGCCGAACGCCGAACGCCTCGATACGTCCCTCCTCGAGAAGATAGAAACCTTCCCACTCGAGGGGATTGAGGTCAAGCTGGGCCTGCCTAATGTCGAAAGTTGAGAAGCGAGCGTGCAGTGCTTCGTGGAAAATCGCGCCAGTTCCCTTGGGGAACTCGAACTGCTGAGAGCGCTCAGTAAGGTCACCAATCTGCTCGGGAGTAGCTCCAGCAAAAGCAATCTCGGTGTTGACCTCAACCTCGCTGGTCGCAGGAGTGTAGAGGGCAGGAGCGCCTTGGGTAATCGCAGCCTTGCTACCAACATATGCAACAAGGTCGTGGCGGTCGGCCCAAGTGTTGACCAGTCGGCCAATACGAGCACCAACGTGAAGCCACTCGGTGGGCGTGGTACGCGAGAGAGTCGCGCTGTCTCCAAAGTGTGTCATTGTCGTCCTTTCGTTGTGGTCGTCCTCTGATGATACTAAAAAATATTGATATTGTCAAGCTAGATACTGAGGAGGGAGGGGACGACTCCTCCCCCCTCAGAGTTTCTAGATTCGCGCTGGAAGCGCGGTCTCTCCGTAGGTCCGACTGAACACATCGGCAACTACAGGTCGGTCCATCTCGGGAGCTGCTGCGAGCAGATTGGCTACTGCCCACTTGGTCCCGAATACCTTCTCGAGGTCGCGGAAGGCGAGGAGCTCGCGGAACTGCGGAGACCACGAGACTTCCCCAGACTCCTGCTTGCGAGCAAGGTTCTGCGCCGCAGTCACAGCTGGAGTCGGAACGCCGAGCTTGCGAGCAAGTCCCCAGTCGGTGGTCATCTCAACCTGAACAACGAACCTCGAGAGCAGAGCCTCAGAGAGGCGGACTCCGGGGGCGTTGGGGTTGGTCGCCGCGATGACGTAGAAACCATCCTGAGCCTTGACAGTGCCACGCTCTGGATTGGCAGTCACAGTGTACTCGCGACGTCCATCCATCAGGCCATAGACAATCGACAGGACCTTGGGGTCAATGAGCCCAATCTCGTCAATCAGCAAAGGCTTGCCAGCTTCCGCAGCTTTGACCAGAGGCCCATCAGTCCAGATGAACTCTCCACCAGGGAGCTGAGAGTAGCCACCAACAAGGTCAGAAACCTCGGTGTCGCCAGAGCCGAGCACAGTGTAGAGCTCGTCTCCAAAGGCTGCCTCAACAAGCGCAGTCTTTCCACAGCCTGGTGCGCCATAGAGCAGAATGAAGTGCTGGTTGTCTCGCGCCTTGCGCAAGACCAGAACGTCATCGTGCTCGCCCCATGCTCGAGTGAAGTAGTGCTCGCCATTTGGACGGAGCCACTTCTTCGTCTCGTGCGAGAGGTCAGCAGAAGCGTTGCCCTCAGTCGGAACGGAGCCCGAACGTCCACGTGCTCGAGACGCTGGGTTAGCCAGTCCCTCAAGAACGTTGTCAAAGTCCTCGAGAGAGTGCTGTCCAAAGACAGAGGCTAGGTAGGTGGGAAGCTCGGGGTGGAGCTTCTCCATGGAGTAGATGGCGCTGGGGCTCATAATTTCCCCTAATCTGCCAAGTACTGAGGTGTTTAGGTCATTCATGGTGTCGTCCTTCTTTCTTTCGTGTGGTTATACGCTTGGAGTTGATTCAGTTGTGAACAAGGATTCGTCATATCCTGCCCCAACGCGAGCTCTGTTGAGTCGGCGCATAAAAGCTTGGGGAGTGTTGTGTGTCGAAACCTCGCGAATATCTTCGTAGGTTAGCTCAATCGCAACAGGAACCTTGTAGAGGTCCCAGCTGGCGTCTGCAAATCCTCGGAAGTAGTGCTCGATGTCCTGGATAAACGGAACTGTCTGAGAAATGCCTAGTTGCACTTCCTCAGTCTTGTAAATGTTCGTGGGAACATTGGAGCTGTAGAACCTCCAAGACTTCCTTGGATGGGTCGCACTAATCTGCCTAGTCAAAACCTGCATGGGTACTGACGGAGAAGTAGAGCTCTCTGCAAATCCAGGTATAACAATAATCTGCGCAGTGCGATATCCCTTGCGAAGCTCGAGATAGAGCGCCTTACCTACTGCTTTGGTCATTTGGTCGTCCTTTCGTGTGGTTAGGTTCCTAGGATATCATCTCCTAGAGTCTGTGTCAAGCAGCCAGAGCATAAAACTTGTGAACTCTGCTCGTCAACAACTATAAATAACTTTTCGTCTTTTGCTAACAATAGCATCTGTCTGCACTTATCGCAAGTTGGCTGGATGATTATCTGTTGCCAGTCGTCAATGAGCCCAGCCCTGTAAGCAAGGTTTAGCTCTTCAGCAGAGCTAAGAGTGTGAATTTCTAAATGTCGCATGTGGACAAGTGTACACATTCTTTACGTTCGTGTAGCTGCAGAGATTGCAGGGGTTGCAGGGTCATTCGGAAAACTTTTACGGGGATGCACAACTTTGTACATAAAAGGAGAACTCCCGCTGGCGAAGGAAGGAAGGGGGGTGGGCCAGCGGGAGTCGCACATCAATGTGCTCGATATAGATTAGCACACTAGAAAGGTGGTGGTTCAGAACTCCAACTTCGAATAATTTCTAAGTAATCAAAAAGAACATCATGGACGGTCTCTGAAACATCGTAATATTCTTGCACGTGTTTGGCATCGGGTCTCCAAGAAATCGGGGTGACTTCTCTTCGGTCAACATTAACCAGCGCACCATATCCGTTATCGAAGCGCAGAATCGAATCCCCGTTTGAATCTATGGACTTTAGGTAATATCGAAAGTTGTCAAGCGGGTGCTCATCACTCAACCGTGGTTCACGTAACAACTCCGCTTTGGTGAGGGGTTTCACTCGTCGTACTCCTCCTCGTAGAGGAGCTCCGTTACAACAAGCATCCTCCTCTCGCGTACAACGTCAACGTAGTCCGTCACTTCTTCCTCCGTTAGCAGGAGCTCCGGTTCCCCAACCTTGCTGTAGTTGTGCGGGTTCGCTCCAGGGAACGTGGGAATCACAACGCGGGTGCACTCAAAGCGGGTGGCATTGGCGCTCGCCGTTATGAGCACGCCGTCTGTCTTGGAAAGCACAAACAGCTGTTCGTAGCGCTTGCCGTTATCGAACTCGCGGGAGAAGAAGGGGGTCAGTTCAGGATGCTCGTAGGTCATTGCTCAACTCTGAACTTCCGTGACGTGTACGGGCTCATGCTCAACTTCTCAAGCGCTCTGGGGTCTGGGTTACCGTCACACTCGTGAGACGGGTACCCGCAGAAACGTTGGAAGGACGCGAATGCAGAACGGGTCACGCCGTTAAATACAAATCGGTCAGCATTGCGAAGCCTACACGCAGGATGTTCAGCAAGCGCAAGCTGAACGAGCTCCGTTGAGAGACGGTAGGCACTTTGGGCGCTTGCCGTCTTCTTCGCAGAGGAGCACCGTTCAAGATGCGCTGGACGCACGGGTGGTGAATCCGTGGGTGGATAAACGGTCTCGCCGTTTACTCGGAAAAGTCTTTGAGGAATTCTAACAAATGCAAACACATCCGTTGAGTACCTCGTCCGTTCGTATACCCCGTTGAGTTCCCTCGGGGCTCGAGGCAATCCGCTATGGGTCTGGCCTTCAATTGCACGGAAGGTACCGTTGACTTTCCAGCCTTTGGTGCTGGTAACAATCCCGATGCGTGGCGCAAGGTACCGTTGCACTTGTGCTTTGAGCGGTGCGGTGTAAAAGACTATGTCCCCTGGTTTAGGGGCTCGCCGTGTCCACCCGTTACGGGTGTAGAAGGAGAGGGCACTGGTTGTGTTCGCGTGTTTTGGGAGCAGGCCGTTCGCTAGAGTCTTGTCAACAATGACGTCAAGGAACGAGCCGTCCCACTGGTAGTCACCCGTTACCTTCGAGAACGCCATAAAGTCGTTGGCAGTAGGTCTTGCCGTATAGCCAACGTAGGCGCTTGCCGTTTCTACAAACGGGTGAACTTCATTCCTTTTGAACACATCGCTAGTGTATCACGTTGGGGGGTGTGTACTAGTAGGAGTACTCCTCGGGTTGAGGCAGGTCCATATCGTACTCGCCGTTGCACCGTTCGCATGTCCAACGGAAGTTTCCTTGACCGTCATACCAAGATTCGGTTCCCTCTTGGTCAGCCCACTCCTCAAAGAGAGTGCAGTCGTCATTACGGCAGTAGTCTTCGTGCACGCCGTTACGTTCTAGTTGCGGGCCTGCAATTGCGTACTCGAGACCCGTTACGCCTTCTGGGTAGTTGCTCATCGTCCGTCCTTCGGTTGTGGTTGGTGGGTGGCGCTTATATCTTCGGTCACGGTCGCGCCACTTCCGTGCCATAGTCCGGGGCGCTATGCCCCCTCCCCTGTTCGGTGTTGGACATACCACCTAGCAGAGGTACCCCCAGTTTACTCGCCGTCGGTCGGTTTGTCAAGTAGCACACGGTCTATCTTGTTAGATAGTCTTTGTGCCTCAAGTGCAAGCTGTGTCAAGCGGATGTGCTCAATGCGGGTTGATGCATTCTTGATGTCTTTAGATATGTTGTCCGCTAGTTCTTTTGCTTCGCGGGATATTTCCTCATGCATCGGTTTCGTCTTCATCTTCCTGTTGGAGGGTTTTAATTTGTACAAGTTCTTTACGTTCGGGTTCGGGTTCCTCAATATCAAGGATGCTTATGGCGTTGGGGCGTAAACGGGCTAGCCGTTCGTTGATAAGTTCGGATGCTGGACGGACAGAGATGTCAACCTTTGCATCTATCTCAATTCCACCACGGACACCAGCACGGTCAAGTATCTCCGTTGCTGCTTTGAGCTTGACGGGTTCGGACTCAGCGGACTCCATCAGCTGTTCCAGAATCTCAACAGCAATGGGGGCAGCTTGATAGGCTCTCGCCCTCGCTCGTGCAACAGCACCCGTTATGTTGTTGTTCTTTGTTCCAAGATGCTTTTGGCACAGGCCGTCATCCGTTACACGATTGGCAGACCAGAGCAGGCATCGGGTGTTATCAGATTTGATAAGTCGACACCGTTGGGGCGGGCCGTGCTGAATCGGCATCGCCTTAGGGTTACCGTTCTCCCTCGAGGTACGGATACGAATCCAGGTTCTCGTCGCTGCGACAACCCACAGCGGTGCGAGAGAGTCAGCGGTCTCCTCGAGAAGGAGAGCCTCCTCCGTTAGGTAATCGGAGTCCAGGTTCCTTGGGTCGACCAGAATTGTCTTGCGGTCTTCCGCACGCCGTTCCGACATACGAGATGCCATCTCGGGTGATAGTGCCAAAATGTTACCCGTTGGCTCGCCGTTCTCGTCATAGATAATTTGCCAGTTGAGTCGGTTGACACGAAGAACTGAACGGTTTTCATATGTGTCTTCACAAACACCACGGTCTATTTCTTCGAGACCGTAGAAAGATAGGTCAGGCCTGAAGTCTCGGGGAGCGGAGTCGTATACTATATCAGGCATATGACTTTTGTCAAGTTCGTTTGACATATTCCTCCGAAAGAATTTTTGGCGCGAGGAGAGAGGCGGGAGCCTTTCTTGCCGTTTGTGGCCATTTCATCTCGTTTTAATATACCACAGCTCTGGTTGAGTTACATGCGATTTTTGATATACTAGAGTTGAGTAATGACATGCTCAGCGACTGCCATTTGAATGACAGGACGAGGCTGTGCCCCAACGATTCTTTTTACAAGGGAGCCGTTGACATAAAGAATCATGGTCGGGATTCCCTGAACCTTCAGCTCTTCGACGAGCTCAGGATTGGAATCAGCATCAACTTTTGCAACTAACAACTTGTCGCCAAACTCATCAGAGACTGAGTTGAGAATTGGGTTCATCCGTTTGCATGGGCCACACCACTCGGCCCAGACATCGACAAGAACTACACCGTTGCGGTCTAGAACTTCCGATTGAAAATTTTCTGACGTTACATCTTTTATCATGGCGTCAGTCTACAACAACATCAAGTCCTTTAGGGTAGGGTTTTACTTCGTACTTAAGTTTTTCAAGTAGCTCACGTTTACGCCATTTGTTTCCGCGAAACATTACATACCTATGTTTCCGAGGACGCTCGTGTCTTTCCATCCGTTCACCATAAAAAGCTTTTGCACCGTTGACTCCACCATGCTCGTCAAACAAGTGACGAGAGTGTGACCCAGACTTACCGTCTAATCTCCACTCAACATGTCTGTCCGACATTCCCGTGTATAACCAGTTGGTCGCTTGGTACACCACCCCAACATGGCCAGCACCAATCTCGGCATACGAGACAACAATGTCTTTATCCGCAGGCAACATCCGAAGCGACTGACCGATAAGAAACGATTCCGCATTCCTAGGTGTCACATCAGCAATCCACAGCCGAGTCAACTCAATGACATTAACGGCTTCTTCTGGGCCACAGACTCCTTTGCATAGCGAATGCGATGCGGGTTTTCCATAGATAATACATCCGACCATCTCCTCGGTCACAGAATCAAATAATCCGAAGGTGTACATGGAGGGTGCCCGACGGTGGAGGTAGTGAAACTCCACTACCATCTCTGTCGCTACTCGAGAAGAAATCTCTCGAACCACGTACTTCTCTAATGCCAACGTCTTCCCTGTCTCTGCCCCCGAACTAGCTAATCAGATTTAGAACTACCCTTGTACCTCTTCCAAAAGTCAAAGAAAGACTTTTTTGGTTTCGACTCTGACTCCGCCTTTTCTTTATTTTTTTCTGCAATAAGAGGTTCAAAATCAGAAAGTTGTTTATTCAACTCGTCGAGAACATCCTCAAAGTTCACGTCGGGGTCTTCCAGCATTTCAATAATCCTTTGTGGATTAAGACGACTATCCAGCTCACCAAAAGAATCAGGAGAAGAAGCACTACCAACCGTACTTTTAAAAGTCCACTGCCCAAGGATTTCTGCAATGCCATTGAAAGACATAGCTTCAAGTTCCTCGCGCTTCTTCTGGTCTATAAGCGCCAACTTAAAAATATCCAGCATAGCCATCAACTGCACAGGGCCATGGGGAGCTGTCAAAGCAGAGATGACAGACTGGTGTGGCATTTCGTACATCCCGATAACTTCACCAGAGAAGTACTCCGTCTCTATGAGAACAGTCGGAATTGGTTTGAACTCAGTAAATAAACCGACCACTTGAGTCTCGCTTTCGTTCCCTCGTAAGTTCACTTCTTTTTGTCCCCTTCTTTTTTCCCTTGTTAAATTTTAGCTTAATTGAGCCACTACCTCCGAAATATCCAAGGGTGTATTTCTTACCAGCTTGAGCTTCTTCGGGTGTTGCGTCCTCCCAAAGGAGAGCAATCAGTTCATCTACCGTAAATTCTTCATTAGAAAACCTAAGCACATCGTAGAGAAAACTATGAGTCCCAAGGCTCTTTGTCATAAACCCAGCCTCTTCGATATCTTCTAAAAACTTTTCAAGGTCCATCTGGGTCTCCGTCCACATCAAAATCTAAACTCGACAAAATAATCTCTTCCCTAGTTTGGTCCATCAGTCTAGGTAACTCACTAAAGCTATCTAAGTACATTGCGCAGTATTGCGCAACCTCGACACCAAAACGCTCGAGGGATACTGCCAAAAAGTGGGCGACTGACTTTTCTTTGAAGCAAAACAAGACCGTCCACATTCCGACTTCTGCACCGAACTTTTTCTTAAGCTCAAAGCCAAGATGCTCAGCAGAGCCATAAGGGAAATGGTTATCCCCGTTCAATCGAGCAAATGCCACAGACCACCTCCGCTTCTAAAACTCCTCCCCTAGCTATACGACCATAGGCAGTAGGAGCTCCCTCTATATCTAAACCACAAGACTCACACTCTGCCGTGAGCCAAACATATTCACCACCAGATTCGAAGCATTTCTCTACGGCTCGATTCAAGGTTGCGTATCTCCCACGTTCATCGAATCGCATTTCCCGTCTAAAGAAACGAGACACCGTTCCAAAGCTACGACCAACTACTCGGACCCCACCTTCGCACCGACACAAGGTAGTGCTCCCGTGGCATCTCGCGTACTCAGTATCCGCCAGTACATGTTTGGACACAGGGTGTCCGCACACACAAATGTCTACTCCGAAGTTGTCCATGATGTATAGCACCCCATGCAAATAAGTTTATCAATGCCAGTAGAAGAAATAGCAGGTCTATCGAAAGCAATATCCACTGCCACAGGAATAGGTTCCAACATTTCTGTCAGACACATATCGCACCGAGGTCCGTCTACTCCTTTGTTTCCCGTTACGTCCAACCACTCAATAGCGACGTCATCTGCTCTGCATGATGTAATCGCTTTACCTAAAGCGTGATTGACTCCGACTCCTTCAGTCGTATACATGAACTTCCGAAGGTTATTAGTCTTGAGGATTTCTCTACTTTTATTACACCGACAACGACCTTTAGCAGGAGTACAAATTTCAATATCTCCTGCCTTTCCGTGGTACGTCATTGGGTGTCCACAGACGCAAACTTTCTTGTCCTTGACCTTCTTCAATCTCCCACTTCGATACATCTCGAGTGCTTCATCACTCATCGGACTGATGACTCTCATACCGTTCTCCGTCTCTTTTCTAGGATATCACTAATATACTACAAGACCCTTTTTAGGCCATATTTCTACACTAATGTCTACTAATGTCTACTAATGTCTACTAATCCTACTAATCCAGACTAATACGACTAATCTGATTGAAAAACCTAATTACGCATGATGTGCGCACGTGTATATAGAGAAAATCAATTAAATTAGTAGCTTTAGTCTACATTAGTCTACATTAGTCTTCAATAAAATTAGTAGGATTAGTGCGTTTTAGTCTGCTTTAGTCTACATTAGTTGCTTTAGGAACATTAGTAGGATTAGTCTGCTTTAGTCTACATTAGTCCACCCACCACCGCAATCCAGAAACCAAAAAAGGGGGGCTGTCTACTTGACAACCCCCCTCCACTTGACAAGTTTGTCAAGTAAGGATGACCTAATCAGCCACCGTTACGCTTCTTATACATCGATGCAGCCACAGCAAACATCACCAGAAACAAAACCGACACTGCTGTCACGAAACCAAACATAAAACTCATTACGTCCATCTTTCACCTCCCTCTCCGAAGTTGGAATCTCCATAGCTACTGCCCCCCTCTGTCCCTTTTGAAGTTTTCCTCATCTTTCCAGACGACAACTCCCCTCGCAAATATCTCATCAAAGAAGGTGTAATCCCCACCACCTCAGACAGAGGTGGAACAAATCCTCCACCCCCGTCAACTAACATCCGTTGCACATAAGCACTCGACTGCAACACATCATCCGACACAGGGTCCAACCAAATCCAGCCGTCACCACTTAGAGGATTGTCCATGACGTCTTGTAACAGCACATCAGCTTTCTCAAAAGGAGTTGACCCAATGCCAACTTCTTCCACTACTCGACCCTCCGCCCCGATATGTCCAAAGCCCAGCAAACGCGCCAAGACAGGAATGTCTTCTGACCACCCCGTTAGCCACACAATCTCAGCACCAAAATCTTCACACAGGGCCACCAACTCAGCCACAGCCGACGTTGACCAGACAAACGTATATCCGCCAAAGTCTATGGAATCAAAACTTTTTAAGCCCCACAAGTCCGCAGCCCTAGGAGCGTTGATGGCTCCATCTATTTCTAGGTATATGCGAAAACTCATACAACAATTCTAGTCCTTAAAGACCAAGGTGTATCGCTCACTATCAACATCTAAGCTATGTCCAATGTTTGCATACTCTTCCACATCTCCACGGCCTCTAACCAAAAATACCCGCTCACCAGATTTCAACTCCACACCGATTCCGTTCCCCGCATACTTAGCAAGAACCGTCCAGCACTGTAGTTCCACGTCCCACTCAACAGGTTCGGAGATATGCCAGTAGAACTCCTCACGACCCTCTACAACAGCTTCCAGCCATTCAAAGACAACAGCGTCCTGCCTGTCCTTAAGACTCTTGCTCAGCTCTTCCCAATAGTTACCCATTACCGACGTTTTCCTTTCCCAGGAGAATTCAACAGCCCAAGCTTACGCCCGTAAGCCAGACGCTCATGTACAGTCTTGACCGAACTCAAACCTTCTGCCTGCGCTATCAGCGCTGCAGGATTGTTGATATTGAATCCCAACGCCAAAAGGTACAGAGCACACGTCTTTTCTACGGCTCCAGAAACCCCAGAACGTTCCAAAGTTTCATAGTGCTCCATTAAATGTGACAAACAATGCGCCCTGCGACCTTCATCTGACGAACCAGGCACCCCAGAAACACCATTTCCTGACCACACAGCGAATTCTACGACCCCCTGAGCGATATGTCCGCACCTTTGCTCTGCCTCTGCAACCGTATAACCGAGAATAGGAATCAAGAAATTACCCACTACCCGTAAGTTTTTCTCAGAGTTATGGGAAACCCACCACTCAGTACAGTTGCCAGAGTCCAGCGGAATCACTTTTACCGTTGCAAACGACTCACCAAGGTGGTACTTCAGGAGTCTTTGCTCATACAACGGTCCAGACATCTAGTACCTTTTCTACAAAGTTAGGGGTTTACGAGCAAAGAGCTAGTCCACCCTTACCGCTGAAGCGAAGACTACGCGAGAAGCCATCTTCGAAATAGAGATAATTGCAAGCGGAGCGCTGATAGACAACACAAAACCCGCCCAAAAACGAGGCTCAGTGAAGTTCCACTCCCAAAAATCGCCAGTGTGGAAGCCATTAGCGCCCACTGCAACTGCAGCAAAGAAGACCATCCCCATAATTGCCCCAGCAGTGCTCTCCCTATTACCTTCATCATCTGTCCTAGAGGACAAAATCAGGTACGCCAGAAGAAACAGCAGGTACATCAGCTCGATAAAGAAGAAAAACAGCGAGGCCATCCACGCTTGCGACAATCCAACAAAGACTGCCACGGATGTGATGCCGTTGAACGACACAATTGCGGAGGTTATGAAAGCGACGGCTACGGCGAATACCCAGCTTGCCAAGACAACACCTTGGTCAATCTGGATACGAGGAGCACGACGTGACTCTTGGACTTCATAGCGGTCAAGAGTTTTCTTCTTTGCCTTCTCGATGTACCTCTTCTTTGCTTTGGCCATCCTAATGTCAAAGGGTGACTCAGAAGTGGAAGGAGCAGATGCAGATGCAGACTCAGGCACAGGCTTAACAGCGGGGGCAATAATCTCTGCCATACCAGCCGTTGGTGCAGGAGGCGCAGGAGGTACGGAGCTGTTACTCAGCCCGACACTATCTTCTGAACCGTCTCCAAGACTTATAAATACTTCATTACGTGGATTGCTCATAAGAAAAGTATATACTAGTTCCCACTACTAGTGCAAGTCAGTGCTACACTTCAAGCTAACCACACGATAGAGAGGTAGATAAGATGCAAGACACAGAGACTAAAGTTCCCTCCGACGACACCCCTAGCGGTTTCAATGGACTAACCTGGGGAGAGATACGAGAGTGGGAGCGGAAGAGTGCAGATTCCTGCAAGCGCTTCCACGAACAGCCCTGCAACTGCTCCCCATGGGACTAGACGAAAACACAGTAGACTGGGCCGTCCAGTACAAAAAAGCCAGAAACAAGTACATCTGGACGACAAAAAATGCACCTGAAAAAGTTGCAGAGGCTAAAGAGCACTACAAGAAGATGGAACTTGCTTACCTCGTAGACCAACTTCTCCATGGAAAACCAACGGGACTAGAGAGAAAAACTTATTATGATTGCTGACATTCCAGAAAACACACTAATAGCGCTTGAAGCCTCGGAAATCCACGACGGTTGGTCAGCAGCGGTTCTCTCCAGTGGAGACATCATCAACCGATGGGACCCCGATACAGAGTCAGAGCAACATCTTCTTACCGTCAAGCTGATTCAAGTTTTTGTTGAGCAGATGGCATCTAAGGGCTTCGAAGAAATTCCAGAGACGACTTAGAAGTCTCTGTATAAATTCCAAGGACGTAGACCTCTGCGCTTCATTGAAGCTCGCTCACGCTCGGTTGTTCCGCCCCACACACCCATCTCGTTGTTTTTGACTGCCCACTCTAGGCACTCAGCAACATAAGGGCATTGCCTACATAAACTTTTTGCCTCTGCCGTACTTTCCCTGAACTCAGGCTCACTGGGCTCAACAAAGAATAGTTCTACATTTTTTCCTTGACAAGATGGTGGTCCCTTCTTAGGGTCTGCAAAATCAGGATACTCCCAAGACTCAGCGCCTTTTCCGAAGTAGCTTCCACTGGACACTAAGTCACCTTTTTCTTGTTTCGGCTGTTTACTCCCCCGACTAGATGAATGAGGGGGATAAATACTTTTCCTGTCTTAATAATATCTCTACGTTGCCTCTGACTTGTCCCGCCCCACACCCCCACTAAATTTTCTTCAATTGCATAAGTGAGGCACTTCAGTTGGTATGGGCACGTGTAGCAAACCTTTTTTGCCTCGTTTGTTATGTACGTGGCGTTTACTGGATACTCGTCATCCAAGTCCGCAAAGAACATGTCTGGTGGGTAGTGAACACAAGGGGGTTCGCCCTCTTCTGAGAAGTCTGGGTAGTTATTGAATTCTATGTTGATGTCCACAGTAGAACACTATAGGAGACCTAGACTTTGCGCAACATCTTCCGAACTACAGCTACATCTACAACAAAGAAGGACATAGAGGCGTCATCTACGCCGTAGGAAATAACGAGCTTGTCCCCAACTTGCACCAGCCCCGAAGCGAATTCAATCCACCCAATATCAAAAATAAACTCAGAAGAGACTCCCACAAGATTCCCTTGCAGGTCATACTTAACAAACAGATGCGTGTAGTCCCTGAAGTGCGCATCCTGATAACTAAAGGTTCCTGGATTAAGAACTCGCTCGGTGGTCTTGCTTGTAACATGCACGACTGCTAGGTAACCGTCTTCCCAGTCAATGAGCTGGGTTCCCCCTCGTATGTGACCATACTTCTTTCTTGGACGAGAGAGCTTGACTAGCTTCCCATTTTTATACACACGCTCAGTGTCATAGATAAAGTCAAACTCAGAGCTCTCTCCCATAGCCAAGGCTCCCCAGTTTTTCTCAGTCCTTTTTGGTTCTGGACCTTCGTACTTTTCTATAAGCTTCGCAACGCTTTTCTTTTCGTCATACTTAAACAGACCCACTCTAGGAACAGGAGTGTGTTTGGTTTCCCAGATTACCCCTAGAAAATGCCAAGAACCGTCTCTCCACAAAAGCCGACAGTCTTCCACTCCTCTTCTATATTCGCCAAGAAATTCCACCTCACGGAAATTCTCCATGTCCAACTTGTCATTTACGTCAGCAAAGAAGACTCTGTTTCTAATAGCTGTTCCGACAGTCAGGTTTGCGTAGTTTTGATACTGACCCAAGAGATAGTTGCTAGAGCGGAAAACTACAGCAAGCTTTCCGTCTGGGTTCTTAGAGATAGATGGGTTAAATGAAGACCACATCTTGCCTTTTCCAGGTTCAGCAAAACGGAGTTTTTTTAGATTGACTCCCTCTAAAAGTGGAGTCTTGCCAGTACGAGCTCTATACACAGAACAATTCTACCTGTAAAATAAAGATATGGCCCTAACCACTGTGCAGTCCGAAACTCAATACCCCTCTGACTATCTAGAGCTTTCTGAGTTCCACAATTGCGACCAGTGCCCATCTCAGGCATACGTTCAAGTCTTCTTCGAAACGGGCTTCCTTCTCTTCTGCGCACACCACTTTGTTAAGAGCCAAGGGAACATACAAGCATCAGCCAAGTACATTAACGACCGCCGAGATTTACTCGAGCGCAGTAAATAATTGTAAGATAGTAATAAGCTAGCAAGTAGTGCAAGCGCACCTCTGCCCGCCCGAGTAATTTCGCTACTCTTAGGCAACTAGGCCCCCGAGAGGGGGTTTAGTTGTCCATAAAAAATGTTATAGAACAAATAATCCGTCTGCTAGACTAGAGTTTCTTCGACCCCAATAGGCCAAGATTCTGCGGTTTCTTGGCCCATTTTTATCTTATTTCCGAGAAAGGAACCCCAGCATGTCCACCTCCACCACCACCTCTTTTAGTAGCTCTGTTGATGTTGTCGACGGAATTGTTTGCCCCGTTGACCCCATGGAGCTTTTAAACTGCGAATCTTGTCAGTAGTTTAAGAGGGTTAGGGGGGTGTCTAAGGTTTGGGGAGTTGTTCCAGAGACGTTAGTTCTCACTGAAAAGGGATATGAAACAATCTTGTCCCTAGAGGGCAAACCAACAAAAATTTGGAATGGCTACACTTTCGAGGAAGCAATTGCAATTAAGGCGGGCTCAGACACCCCCATAGTAAAACTTACAACTGAAAACACACTGGAACTTTTGTGCTCAAGTAACTCTCTTGTATATCTTCAAAAAGGAAAAACACTTTCTGAGATAGAAACCAAGGAAGTTGGGGAACTGACTAGTGACCACAAAATATTGAGAGTTCCTAGTTGTCCTATCTCGGAGGGTGGTCAGGAGAATTTTCCCTTTGCCTATAGCCACGGTTTCTACTCAGGCTCCGAAAGGTACTGGCGCTCAAGACTAAAAGTCTCTCGAGCATCTATCTTTGGAGTTCGTAGGACAGCTTTACCAGAGCTAGCGCTTGACACAGAAAAAACCACATCTACTTCACTGGTCTACAACAAAAGTCTCCCTCGAGACTTCGAAGTACCACTAGACCCAAAGTACAGTGTAGAAACAAAGCTCGAGTGGCTCGCGGGTCTATTTGACTCAGGTCTTTTAAAAAGAAAGACGGGCCCAACGATATGGCATCTGCACTCAAACAACGTAGATTTTTTGTACCAAGTGAAACTTCTTTTACAAACTTTAGGAGTTGACTCTAGGCATGTGGCCAACCAAGACCACAGGTTCCAGCTCTACTCTCTAAGAATTATTGCAAGGAATATAGAAAATCTTATTGATTTAGGAATCCCAACTCTAGTGAGAAAACTAGAGCGGTCCCCAAATCTGCCAAGTATTACAGGTCCACAGTCATCTCGCTCAGCAAGAGTTGTCTTGGTAGAGGATGCACTAAGAACTTCAGATATCTACAATTTTGAAACAACAACCAGAAAGTCAGCAATCCTAAACGGAATGCTAGCTGCAATTAACTAGGAAGGTACTACCCCATAATGACTAACATTTACGTCACCAAACGAGACGGACGCTCCGAGCAATACGACGCAGATAAAATTAATCAAGCTATCGAAGACATTACTTCTGACCTTGACCAAAATATTTCGTGGGTTACCCAGATTGCCAGTGAGCTTGAACTCACGCTTTTTGATGGCATTACCACCCAACAACTTGACGAGGCAGTTGTTCAGGTTGCCCTTCAGAACATTAAAGATGACCCCGCTTTTGACAAGGTTGCTACCCGTCTTTTCTTGAAGAGTCTCTATAAGAAGGTGTTCGGAAAATACAACAACAAAGAACAACTAAAGGCCCTCCACGTTGAGCACTTTGAGCGGGTTATCCGTACTGGCGTTGAGCAGAAGCTCATGGATGAGCGGTTTACTATTGACGGTCTTTTCGACTTTAAGGCTCTTTCAGAGGCACTTGAACCAGCCAACGACGAGCTGTTTAAGTACATCGGCATCGTTACCTTTATGAATCGATACGCCCTCAAGGACCGTAGTCAGAGCCCTCTCGAGGTTCCCCAGTACTTCTGGATGCGTATTGCTATGGGGCTCAGCCTCAACGAAAAGAATCCTACCGAATATGCAATCCGCTTTTATAAGAAGATGAGCGCCTTAGAATACCTCGCTGCTGGCTCCACTCTGGCTAATGCTGGAACTGCCACCCCTCAGCTTGCTAACTGCTTTGTTATGGAGATGCAGGATGACATGGAGCACATCGCAAAGACCACCCGCGATGTCATGTGGCTCACGAAGGGCACTGGTGGAATCGGTCTTTCGGTTACCAAGCTCAGGGCTCAGGGCTCCCCAATTCGCTCAAATAACACCACCTCTACGGGGCCTATTCCTTTTTTGCACACCTTAGATAGCGTCCTACGGGCTGTTAGCCGTGGTGGGAAGAAGTTCGGCGCTATGTGCTTCTACATGGAGAACTGGCACTTGGACTTCCCTGAGTTCCTTGACCTTCGTCAGAACTCTGGTGACCCTTACCGACGTACCCGCACAGCCAACACAGCAGTATGGATTTCAGACGAGTTTATGAAGCGCGTCCAGAACAATGAAGATTGGTATCTTTTTGACCCCCTCGAGGTTACCGACCTCAATGAGCTTTACGGCTCCGCCTTCTCCGAGCGCTATGCCCACTATGTCGAAGAAGCCAAGGCTGGTCATATTGAACGGTACAAAGTTATTGGCGCTAGGGAGCAGTTCAAGGCAATCTTGATTTCTCTCCAAGGAACCAGCCACCCGTGGCTGACTTGGAAAGACACCATCAATAATCGTGCGCTGAACAACAACACAGGAACGATTCACTGCTCCAACTTGTGCACAGAGATTACTCTCCCGCAGGACGCAGAGAATGTCTCGGTCTGCAACTTGGCTTCCATTAACTTGAGTAGGCACCTGAATGAAGACAACAAGAGCCTCAACTATGTAAAGCTTGCCGAAAGTGCAAAGTTGGCCGTGCGTCAGCTGGACAACCTCATCGACATCACCCGCTCCAGTGTTCCCGAGGCAGACAACTCCAACGAGCAGAATCGCGCTATTGGTCTTGGCTACATGGGATTTACCGACATCCTTGAGAAGTTCGGTATTTCTTATGAGTCCGAGGAAGCTTATGACCTCGCTGATGTTATTACTGAGCACATTTCCTACGCAGCCATTGAGGCGAGCATTGAGCTTGCCAAGGAGCGTGGAGCCTATCCCAACTTCGAAGGCTCCCGTTGGGCTCAGGGAATGGTCCCATTTGACAGCATTGACCTTGCTGAGAAGAACCGCGAGGTTCCCATTACGGTTAAACGTGGAAGCACTCTCGACTGGGATGTTCTACGAAAGCGTGTCAAGCAACACGGTATCCGCAATGCAACCCTGATGGCCATTGCCCCCACCGCCTCTATCGGTTTGGTCGCTGGCACGACTCCTGGTCTTGACCCTCAGTTTGCACAGATTTTTAGCCGTGCAACCAGCTCGGGCAAGTTCCTCGAGATTAATGAGAACTTGGTTAGGGACCTCAAGGCTCTCGGATTGTGGGAGTCCCACAGTGGAGAGATTCTTCGCAGTCAGGGTGACATCCAAAGCATCGATGAAATTCCTGACACCATCAAGGCCGTCTATAAGACGAGCTTCCAGCTCGACCCACTTGCTTTCCTGCACGTTGCAGCGAGAGCGCAGAAGTGGGTTGACCAAGCGATTTCTCGGAACATGTACCTAGAGACTAGGGACATCGATGAGATTATGGCCATCTATTCATCTGCATGGGACCTCGGTGTTAAGACCACCTACTACCTGCACATGAAGCCACGCCACACTGCCGAGCAGTCGACCGTCAAGGTCAACAAGACCGAGCAGATTTCTACAAATGACACGGCTGGAGCACCTAAAAAGGGCTTTGGTTTCGCAGTAGCTAAAAACTAAAACAACTAATAAATAAGGAGAAAATAATGGGAATCCTAGGAAAAGGAATCCAAGAGGGCTTGCTTCTCAAGCCAGTGCGTTACCAGTGGGCTATGGACCTCTACGACCAAGCTGTTGCTAACACCTGGTTCCCCAACGAAATTCAGTTGGGTGAAGACATCGCCGACTTCAAGAAGATGACGGACGAAGAGCGTCACGCTCTCGAGTTTCTTATGTCTTTTTTCAACCCCTCGGAACTCATCGTCAACAAGGCTCTGGCCTTTGGCGTCTACCCCTACATCAACGCTCCCGAGGCGCACCTCTACCTCGCCAAGCAGATGTGGGAAGAAGCCAACCACTGCATGAGCTTCGAGTACGTCCTTGAGACGTTCCCCGTTGACCGCGAGACGATTTACGCCCAGCACGTGGACTCTCCCGAGATTGCTCGTAAGGAAGAGTTCCAGACCAAGTTCATCAAGCGGATGACTGAAGAGACTCTTGACATCAACACCGTTGAGGGTAAGCAGGACTTTGTCCGCAACTTGATTGCGTACAACATCATCATGGAAGGCATCTGGTTTTACTCAGGCTTCATGGTGGCGCTTTCCTTCCGTCAGCGTAACCTGCTCCGCAACTATGCGTCTCTCATTGACTGGGTTGTCCGTGACGAGTCTCTCCACCTCAAGTTCGGCATCAATCTGATTCTGACAGTCTTGGAAGAAAACCCAGAGATTGCAACTTCTGAGTTCGTCGAGGAGGTTCGCAACATGATTATCGAGGCTGTTGAAATGGAGATTGACTACAACAAGGCCCAGTTCCCGAAGGGCATTCTTGGTCTCAACGCCGAGTACGTTAGCCAGTACGTTAAGTACCTCGCTGACCGTCGCTTCGAAGAGCTTGGCTTCGAGCCGTACTACAACGTCACCAACCCCGCAAAGTGGATGGCAACCGCCAACGACACTCTGCAGTTGGTGAACTTCTTTGAGTCAACAAACACCTCGTATGAGGTCAACGCAAAGGCTAGCTAATGTGCGGAGACAAGTGCACTTGCGGTAAAAAGTAATAACTAAATAAAAAGGGCCCCCTACCAAGGGGGCTCTTTGCTTTTCCGCCGTAAGTAGTTCTCCATGCGCTACCCTAGATAGTGGAGGTCTAATGCGAAATATTGTGTTTGTAACGGATGCTTGGTACCCACAGACTAATGGCGTTGTAACCACGATTTCCCATTTGTACGAAGAACTTTGTTCCTCAGATAAGTATCACGTTACGGTTATCCACCCCGGACTATTCGAACAAATCAATCTTTCTAATTTATATCCTGATATTTCTTTAGCTATCCCCGTCAAGCTGTGGAAGATTCTGGACTCTTTGAAATTTGATGCAATTCATATCTTTACCGAAGGCCCATTAGGTATCTCTGCTAAGCAGTATTGCGCCGTAAGAAAAATCAGGCATACGACAAGTTTTCACACCAACTTTCCGATGCTTTTAAGCACAATGTTTGGTATTCCCGAGGAGATTAGCTGGTCTTTGTCTGCTTTGTTTCATTCCTCCAGTTCTAAAGTTCTGGTGACAAACAAGGGTATGAAGTCTTTTCTTGTTGATAAAGGCTTTAAATCCGACTCCCTCCGCGTGTGGTCTCGGGGGGTTGACCGTTCTGATTTTCATTTTAGAGACAATGATTTCTCTGTCTCCCGTTCTCGCCCTCGAGTTATCTGCGTGAGCCGGGTCAGTAAGGAGAAGAATCTTAAGGATTTTTGTCGGTTGTCTTTGTCTGGCGAGTTTGATTGCGTTTTGGTTGGTGACGGTCCGCAGTTAAAGAAGCTAAAAAATAAGTTTCCAAAAGTAACATTTACTGGACGAGTTCCTCACGAGGAACTCTTCACCCACTACCAAGATGCTGACGTGTTCTTCTTCCCCAGCAAGTTTGATACTTTTGGTGTGGTGATGATTGAGTCTCTCGCTTGCGGAACTCCTGTTGTAGCTTTTGATGAGGTTGCGCCCAATGCTGTCATCGAGGACGGGGTAAATGGTTTTATTGTAGGGAACTCCTACACATCCCCTGAGCAGGCAATTGTTGCAGCAACATACCTCTCTCGTAAAGATTGTTATAAGTCCTCTTTAAATTTTTCGTGGGCTAATGTAGCTAACATCTTTTTAAGTACTTTGGTGGGACGGTAGAGTGTCTTTCCTTGTTGGTATGAGCACTAGCTGTGTTTTTCCGTCTAAAACAGAGACTGCCTTTAAAGTTGCTTCTGAATTAGGCTATGACGGTATCGAGATTATGGTCACCAAAGACCCGTCTTCTCAGGATGCACGTTCTCTTAATAAGTTTTCTAAGAAGCACGGTATTCCTATTTTTTCGATTCATTCTCCGGTGTTAATGCTTTCTTCGCATGTTTTTGGGCGCAATCCTCGAGAGAAGTTAAGGCGTTCGTGTGAGTTGGCGGTTGCTGTAGGGGCGTCTACTGTTGTGGTCCATCCCCCATATTTTTGGCAACCTGTCTATGCGTTGACGTTTTCTAGTTTTGTTCGTGAGCTTTCTGCCGAGTTTGATTTAAGAATTGCTGTCGAGAACATGTTTAATCCCGAGTTTTTTGGTGTAAGTCTCCCTGTTTTTGCTCCGAGCTGGGACCCCTCTGCCCCCTCTATGGACGTTGACTATATGACGTTGGATTTTTCGCATTGTGCTTATCAGGGCGTGAGTGGTTTAGATTTGGCTAAAAGCATGGGCGACCGTCTGCAACACATCCACTTGTGTGATGGTACCCACCACCACCAGCGTTTTCATTTGTTGGATGAGCATTTGGTTCCCGGTAGAGGCACTCAGCCCGTTGCTGAAACGTTGCAGTATCTTTCGCGTGAAGGAACATCTTTTCTTGGTTTTGTTGTTGCCGAGGTGCATACTGATTCGTATTCTAAAAAGAAACGTCGCCGTAAGCTTGTTGAGACGTTGGAGTTTGCGCGTAGGTTTTAAAGTAGCTTGGGCTTTTTTGTTTTTCCCTGTAAGACTGATAATCTATTGCTATGAGTTATCAATTTAAGCACTACGGAAATAAGGACGCCTACAAGCGACTTAAAAAAGTTATTGGCAAGACGCTTGACGAGGCCTACTCCGACGGCTATAGCGATGGAGAAAATGACACAGAGCATGATTACGAAGTCGGCTTTGAGGCTGGAGTTTCCGCAGAGCGAGAACGCATTAAAACAGTCTTTGACATGAACATCCAGTGGGCTCTCGAGAGCAACAAGGGCTCTGATGTTATTTTCTTCACTAAGGCCAAGCAAATCATTGAGCCTATTGATGTTGACCTAAGCCCCGAGGCCTACCAACGCAGCCTAGAGAACGACGGTTTTTAACTTGACCACACAGGACAGAATTTTAGAAGTCCCCGTCCTCCACTTGCTGGCGGAGGCAGACAAGCGTGCTCGAGAGATGCCTGATATGTTTCAAACAGTTAAACAAGGTAACCGCCTTGGTGCAAAACAGACTGGCTGTCTTGGGGAGCTTGTTGGTGAAGAATACCTGAAAAACCTAAACACTCTTTACACACCGTTTTTTACCACAGAATTTGATGTGATGGTTCACCTCCCAGAGGGCGACAAGAAGATAGAGTTTAAAACTAAAGAGCGCACGGTACCCCCTTTGCCAAAATATGAGTGCTCTGTTTACGACTACGTCAAAGACTTTCAAAACGTGGACTACTACATGTTTATTTCTTTGTTCTCAACCGACAGCGATTCTTCAGACATTAATAGGTTTACTCGAGGTTTTATTGTTGGCTCGATTACCAAACAGGACTTTGACAAAAAAGCTAAGTTTTGGAAAAAAGGAGACATAGACCCAACTAACGGGTGGGCTGTTAGTAGAGACACATGGAGTGTTTTTGTTTCGGAACTCTCCTCCCCAGTTTTTAGAGAAAGCGTGACGTTATGAGTATTGATGGCCCACAACCCCTACAGCGTTCTACGACTCCTCTTAAGTCCTTTGTTGAAATGGACGAAATTACTAGTAGTTTAATTTTGCCTTTTGACTACGCCTCCGAGGGTTCAGGAACCTTTTACCCGTACCTTCTTCCCGAAGACCTCCCTCAGGACTTTCAGCTTGGGGTTATTGTTGGTGCGTCTGGTACAGGCAAGTCAACTCTTCTGAAAGAATTTGGCTCTTCCGAGGAAATTGTATGGCAACCCAATAAGTCCATCGCTTCGCATTTTTCTAGTGCGGTGGAGGCTAATGAGAAGTTTTCTGCATCTGGTTTGATGAGTGTCCCCACGTGGGTTAAGCCCTACAGTGTTCTCTCTAACGGCGAGAGGTTTAGGGCAGACTTGGCGCGTTTGCTTAGGGACGGCGCTGTCATTGACGAGTTTACTTCTGTGATTGACCGAAATGTTGCCAAGGCATCCTCTACTTCTATGTCTAAGTACATCCGAAGAAATAACGTTAAGGGTGTCGTTCTTGCTACAGTCCACAGGGATATTCTTGAGTTTTTGGACCCCGACTGGATTATTGACACCGACAAAGGGCAGTGGACTAACGGGAGGTGGCTTCATCGACCAGAACTGGTTATCGACGTATATCCTGCCCACAACAGCATTTGGAGCTACTTCGCTCCGCACCACTATCTCTCCGAACAAATCAACAAAGCCTCACACAGCTACGTGGCAGTTTGGGAGGGACGCTTAGTCGGTTTTGCTTCGGCTATGACGTACCCATCTGGCACAGTAAAGAATGCTTGGCGAGAGCACCGTTTAGTTGTTCACCCTGACTTTCAGGGTTTTGGGTTTGGACCCCGTATTTCTGAGGTTGTTGCCCAGCACTACCTCGAACAGGGTAAGCGCTACTTTTCTAAAACTTCCCACCCCCGTTTGGGGGAGTATCGTGATAATTCTCCTGTTTGGAGGGCTACATCTAAGAATCATATGAAGCGACGGGACGGAGTTAACAATGCTCAGAAGCTCCGATGGGGCATGAACCACGAGCGTTGGTCTTACAGTCACGAATATGTCGGAAGTATAATAGAACTTTAAGCACTTAATAACCTCTACAAAAGTAAAGTATTATTAGTGTATGCACATTGGCACTAGAGTACTTATTCTTGCCTCTGGTTCAGGTGAGCGCTGGGGGAATTATCTTGGCGTTCCTAAGCATCTCATTGAGATTGACGGTAAAAGACTTATAGAAAGAACCGCTCATCAGTTTGGAGAATACGCTGACGAAGTGGTCATTGTTGGACCAAAAGACCCTCGATACGGCACTAACTATGCAGTCCACTACACGCCAAAAGCAAATCTTGAGACAGAGATAGACAAGTTTCTTTCCTCAATGTTGCTGTGGGGTGACCAAAACGTTGTGCTTGTCTTCGGGGACGTCTACTTCACCGATGAGGCAGTCGAGACAATAATGACCCACTCTGGGGACTGGACTTTCTTCTGTAGACCTAGTGGCTCGAAAATTACTGGGAAAAAATGGCGAGAAATCTATGCCTTCTTTGTTCCGCCACACAACCACCGAGTCGTTCGTGACGCTATCAAGAGCCTCTCCCTCGTGGACGTCGACGCTGGTGGTTGGGCGCTTTTTCGAAAACTAGTAACTGGAAATCACACTAAAACCAATGAAGCAGATGAAGCCATATTTGTAGCTGGGCACCACGTCGTTATTGATGACCTAACAGAAGACTTTGACTATCCCAGTGACTATGACAACTGGTTGCCTGCAAAAAACGCACTAAAGTAAAAAACTTATTGGCTACTGGTGCTCGTTACGCACGACAATAAATCCGTCTCGTATTTCGTTTAAGTACCCATTTGCCCTGTGTCGAGACATTTTGGGGTCTGTATCTGGAATCAACTCCCCCATTGGGAATTCGCTTTCGTTCTCCCACACTGGATAGAGCGCTGTTCCAACTGGCAAATCTTTAAACATTAAGTCACCTGGTCTTAGGTGTATTTCTACAATATGCTCGCCCTTTAGTTCCACATTAAAAAAATTAACTTCGGACTCTGACAACCACTCGAGCTCCAAAGGCAGTTCATAAGGAGATGGGGCCCCCCTATTAGAAAGTCTGGTCCAAGATTTAAACTTAGTTAAATTCGTATCAGAGTAGTGTCTTCCTTGCCAGACGGAAGATACCTCCCATGTTCCATTGTCGTATCTTTGATAGTCAATTGATAGGTGGTCCCCCGAAAGCCACTCGCACCAAAAATAACCAGGTGGTACAAAATTATGTGCCACCATCTCTTCATACATACTCGTCTCGTATGTGAACTGTGTCGCTCCAATCCCCATCCCATACAGATTGTATATTGGACGCGAAATAAAAAGACCCTCGTGTGACGGGGGAACACCAGCAGGCCCAGCATGAAGTCCTTGACGCAAAGCAACTTCAAGCTTATTAAATGACCACCTCCACTGGGTGTGGCTATACTGTTCCCAAGCTTGATAGTCCTCCCAAATTACTACAGGGAGGGGTTTTCTCATAGTATAATTTTATCTTATATCTAAATTTCAAGAAAAAGGAATTAGAGTTGCCAAGAAGAAAAACCAAAAACATAACTCCCGACCTCAGTGCCGAGTGGGAAAAACTAGACAGCATTCAAATAAACGGAAGAAATGTTATACCTGGAACAGAACTAAAGATTAGCGGAGAACGAGGCAGGTTTAGATTTATCAAGTACGTCAAGACTCCCCAAGGCGCGGAGTGGATTGACGTGTGGGGTGGCCCCAAGAACTGTGAGCAATGGAGAAGCTTCACACTTGACAGAGTAAAGACGGTACACTACAAGAACCAGACCGTACAAAACCTAGCTACGGAATATAAAGAAAAAATGACATCTAAGAAAGAAGAGCAGAGCAATGCGTTCTAAGTTAGGTTATCCTTGCTATAGACACCGTACTAGGTTCAAAGGAAGCTACTGCCCCGAGTGCTACAAAGAGAGGCGCGAGCGTGAACGCCGTGGCGGAAGAATTTAAAAACTTTTAGTTTTACAGATAAAACCTAGAGCGACAATAAATACTCTTTAACGTGTTGCACTTTAGCGAGCGGGTCCAACCAAAGCTTGAATCCAGCGTCTTTTATGTTGAGAGATGCAGAATAGTCCTCACCGTAGTTGACAGAAAAGTCGACCTTGTCTAAACGTGCTTTTCGGATTAGAAACCAAGGACGAGGAACTTTTTCAAATACGCCATATCGAACGGCTAACATTCCGAATCCGATACCGTCCACCTCTACAGGCTCTTCGTCAAAGATTAAGTCTTTCCACGAAAGTGTCTTTGGAATCATATTTCCATCTAAACGCATAGCTGTAATCATTCCAGAGTTGTTGACAGGGACCATTGCCCCAACCACATCTAACTTATGATTAAGCATACGTTCAAAGGTTTGAACATCCCAGACGATGTCGCTGTCAATCCACATTAACTTCCCGTATGTAAAAGCGCCTCCTGCAATCTCGTTAGTGTCCCAGTTATGCTCATTAGAATCTGTTGCTGTTTTCTCTCTGGCACTGGGGACGAACGAGCTAAATTTGCTAAGAAACTTATATGAGAGTCCCTGTTTATTAAGCCAAGTGGTAGTCTCCACTAAAGACTTTATATACTCCATTTTTGCACTATTGCCAGGGGTGGCTATCACGACGTCATAATACGGAAGGCTCATACACTTAGTATAAAGCGTTTCGCTTGCAAAACTGTAGACACGAGAGTATTGTATAGCTATGAATAAAAGCACTGAAAAATTCAAGACTTGGGAAGAAGAGTTCCAACCCTCATGTCTCTACGGCTACTCGGAAGAGAACCTCTACCTGCTCGACTCCGAGCTTGACAACCACAATTTGATTTGGACTAAGTACTCGACACCAGAAGCAAGCGAAGTACTTGCGAAAGGACTGATTGACTATGGACCCGCAGACTCCAACAACCCCAACGGAAAGTTCGTATGGCAGTGGATTGTGTGTGAAGTTCCTTGGGGAGACGACACCGAGTCTCCCATCAGCTAAGTAGCTACGCCCTCTTAGCTCAGAAGCAGAGCACCTGTCTTGTAAACAGGAGGTCAGGATTGCAAAACTCCTAGGGGGCCCGAGGAGTAAATTATGATTTGGTATCTACGTAAAGACTACAAGCTTGACCACGAAGCAAAGCGCGTGGTTGAAGAAGCTAAGTTAGCTGACGTTCTTTTTAAAGTTGTTGCTCCTAAAGACTTTGATTTGGTGGTCACTCGAGATGACCGTAGAAGTATTAGGTTTAAAGCGGGCACTGTGTCTCTTCCTGACGTCGTAATCCCTAGAACTGGTAGTGGTACGGACTCCTACGCAAGAAGTGTGCTTCGGCACCTCGAGCGTTTGCATGTTCCTGTCCTTAACAACGCTGACTCTATAGACGCATCCATGGACAAGATGTACTCAACTCAAATTCTGAGGCAACACAATATCTCTGTTCCGCAGACCATGCTAGTTCGTTTCCCTGTAGACGCTTCTTTTGTTGAAAAAGAAATTGGGTTCCCTTGCGTTATTAAAGTTCTTAGTGGCAGCTACGGAAAAGGCATCCACCTCGTCCGCGACAAGTCTGCTCTTGAAGAGCTCATGGAGTTTGTGAGTAGCCTCAACTCTCCACTAAACATTCTTATTCAAGAGTACGTGGACTTCTCCCCTGGAGTTGACATCCGAGTCTTGGTTGTCGGTGGAAAAGTTCTTGGTGCCATGAAGCGTAGTAGCTCTGATGGAGATTTTAGGGCAAACATTTCTCGGGGAGGTACGGGCGAGATTTACCCTCTTAACGACCAGCTGGTTTTTATTGCGACAGAAACCGCTAAAGTTCTCAACCTAGACATCGCTGGTGTTGACCTTTTAATTGATGAGAACGGTTATAAAGTCTGCGAAGCAAACTCTGCCCCTGGGTTTAAAGGTTTTGAGGAATACTGCGGAGTAAATGTCGCTAAAGAAATTTTAAACTACGCCATCTTTAAGTCAAATAAAGTCTAGTAGACTTCTACTGTGGAGCAGATAAAAACTACGACGTACAAGAACGTACAAGAGCTTGTCGAAGAAATAGCCTCCTCAACTAACTCCTACCACAAAACTCATTTAAAGCGTTATGGTAGGACTCTTAGCGTTCTCCTCGACCAGAAGCCTCTAAAAGGCAAGCTCCTCGAGATAGGAACTAGCGGAGTCTACCCTCTAGTCCTACAAGAGCTCGTGCCAGACCTCCAAGTCCACGTCACCGACTACGACCTTACCAAGGCTCCTAAGGGCTCTATGAGCGTTTCCTCGGGCGAGAGGTCCCGTAAGGTTCCCGTCTATCGTCTTAATATCGAGACAACCCCCTTGCCCGTCGAGAACGAGACTTTTGATTACGTTATCTGCGGAGAGGTTATCGAGCACCTAGAGCAAGACCCGATGTTTATGATGTCAGAAATTAATCGGGTACTTAAGCCCAACGGAACTCTTGTTCTTACAACTCCTAATATTGCAAGCGCACGAGGTATAGTTCGAATACTTAAAGGTTATGAGCCGTACTTTTACATGCAGTATCGCAATGCGGGAACCCTAGACCGCCACAACTACGAATACAGCGTTCACTCTATCTCCGAGGTAATGAAGGCTAGCGGGTTTAGTGGCTCTGTCTGGACTGAAGATAACTTTACCGAGCAGTCTGTCTTAGATGTAGAGGCTCTTCAAAAAATAGGCCACCCTCTCACTCACATTGGGGACAATATTTTCTCCGTTGGAAAAAAGATTGGGCCAGTTGTTCACCGATATCCAGTAGGAATCTACTCCGACTGAAGTGTTCACACTACATAATCTAGAACATTTGCTCTTCAGATAAAATAGGTGTACAAGTACATACCTATGACCACCAGGTCAGTAAGGAGTTGAATGATTCAAATGTTCAATCGAAATCATAGAGAAATGGTTTATTACTGGATTAACTAAGGTGGTGGTCCAACATCTACCAAAACGCTCTCCTGAATATATTGGCAGGGGGGCGTTTTTGGTTTGTATAAAAAGCTTTTATATAACGTAAATACCCCCCGCAATCAGATTGACTACGGGGGGATTTATTTTACGGATTAACCACTATCCACCTAGAAATAATAATACACTAAAAACTTCTAGTATGTACTACTCGTAGCTAACTACGGTCTCTACCTTTTTAAAGGTTTCTCCTACAAACATGTAGTCATCGTAGTCTTCTTCACTTACGATGATGACTTTGTAGGTTCCAAGCAACGGCAACGGGTCCACGTTTTCACCGTTGATGAACAGCTCGAAGTGAAGGTGGGGTCCAGTTGACATTCCGGTATTACCCACAGCTCCAATAGTGTCGCCACTCTTGACGACAGTTCCAATCATCATCCCCTCGGGGAAGGAGTCGTCTTTCATGTGTGCGTAGAGTGTCTCCCACTCTTCGATGACACCCTCAGAATTACCAATGAGGTGCTTCAGCCTCACGAAATTTCCGTAGCCTCCGTTGTTCCCCATGTCAATGACCATCCCATCGGCCACAGCAAAAATAGGCTTCCCAAACCCAGGGACAAAGTCAATACCTTGGTGGTCAGCACTGCAACCACGACAAGGAGGAGTTCTCCACCCATAGTCGCTACTTACTTCTGCCGATGTGGTTGGCATCACAGTATTAGCGACTTTAAGGTGATTAACAATCCTAGTAACGGTCACAAAAGATGTCTGATTCTGCGGGCTAAACACGTCGTATATATCGGAAGCTCCCTCAAACTCATCCGCCAACAGTTCAAGTGGTTCAACGCTACGCATGGGGGCCACCTCTGGACCACCCATACCAGTGAGCAGGTCGCCCATTGGAGTGGCCTCTGACAAAGCTCCTACGACCACAGGAGCTTGATTGTCTAGGAGTGGAGGGACAACCACCAGAGGCGTAATCGCAACTAAGCCCAAAAATAGGGCCACTGAATAGGTGTGGGTGCCATTCCTGAAGTCTCTAATAATCCGACGTATCCCAGACTTACTAGCTAACTTCTTGTACTCGACTCTGCGAGGGTGGTTCTGAGGTAGGGTATTTATTTCGATTTTAGATTTTTGTGCTTTTGTTTCTGTTGTACTTCTTGAATGCATTTTATTGCCTCTCGAGTCGTCCAAAGAACATTTGCCTCTGACACTAGGTGCCCGAAGTGGTAGCCGGTTGCTTCCGCGCTCTTTGCCGTGGTTCGATTTTTAGTTATAAACAGTCTCTATAGTTTACCCTAGTAAGGTACCTAACTTGACATAGTGTGCGGTTATTTAACAAAGCCGTTCTTTACCATCACAGAAGTCTGATTCTTGAGAGCTCGAGGCTCTGATGGCGTAGAACTAAAAAACATTACCTGTCCATTAGGTGCTCGATAACGTAGGTGCCCACCCCTAGAGTGGTCAACAACCCATCCTTGAGCAATTGCTTTTGCTGCCAATTGTTTGGCTTCTTTTCGTGTGGTCATTCCTCGAGGGTACTAAAAAAAGCTATATCTGTCAAGTAGCGAAGAAAACTTTCTTATGCCACTGTCTGCCTTCCTCTACAGATGAGACAAAAGCTACATCTTCTTGGGCGACACCAATAGACGAGAGCCAGTCATACCATTTTTGAGGTACGTCAACACTCTCAACCCCATCTGGAGTGTACAAAGCAAAAGGAACACCGAATGCGTGAGCAGTAATACAAGCGTGCATGGCTCCGCCAAGAACAAAATCTGCTCCACCTATGCGACTAGCCACTTCAATAATGTCTTCCCTAACTTTTACCTCAGGAGAAAGTAGATAGTCAGCGCCACTCTCTTCTAGGTTGTAGTTTTCGGATTGAATATGTGGAACAAGAAGAGTCTCTCCAGACTTTCTTGGCATGAGCTTTAGATAGTCAAAAGCAATATATGCAGTGTCCCCATAAATCGGAGTATCGGGAACTCCAGCCCTTTCTAGAGCCTTCTGCGTCTCTGGCCCCCTACAACCTATATACATAGCCTGTTGCGCCAGCTCAGGGGTCAGTTCATTTCCACGCCACCCACAACCAATAAAAATAGGTACAAGCCCCAAGCTAAGTGCACCGCTAATAACTGAGTCGTCTACAACGCTCCCAATAGGGAAGTACAAGACTTCGGGGTTATCAAAAGGACTTTCCCCATCAGACTTAAGTCCCTCAGTAAGGGCCTCAACAACAATCTCTCCTAGAGCATCCCCATAGTTTCGAAAATTTTCATCGGGCATCCACTCATAAAGCATTCTTTTGCTCTCCCTCGAGCCTTTCGATTTCCCAATTAAGATAAACCGCAGCTTTTTTTAAGTCTTCTAACTCATTGCCTTTATAGGGGGCCCGTAAAACATACTTTAAAACGTTCCCCCGCAGGAAGCTCTCATGCCGAGTAATCTGTATCGCCTCAATACCACTGGGGTGGTAGTAGTGGTTTGGGTGGTTAACAGCTTCTTCTTCCCCCTCCACTACCGCTCTTCCTTCCAATCTGTAATGTCCATAGCAATGACCGAGACCAAGTACTCCCGCTCCCCCAGAAAGTAACTTAGTGTTTTTCCATCTTCCATGACAATCCCAGCATCCACCATTTCATTTTTGATAAGTAGCTCTACGCCTTTATCTCCGCTAGTCATAGAGAAATCGTACCATAACGAGAACCCCCCTCACGAGATACGCAAGGGGGGCTCTACTAATCGTTAACCACAACGAAAGGAGGCCTATAAGACCTTCTTAGGTATAGTAACACATTTTATTTAGTATTTAACTTAATTAACACCAATTTGGTAAGTATATCTTACCCAGTGATACCCATCTGGGCCCATAATAGAAATCTTAAGACGACCGTCCACGTCAATCTCAAATTTGTCTGAGTCTTTGAACTCTAACCATGTACCGTCAATTTGAACAGCACCATTTTTAAAGTTAGTCACTCTTCTCGGAGACTCCATGTTAACAACAAAACGCTCGACAAAGTTTGAGCTACGACTGTTCGCAACCTCATACTTTTTCAGCCAGACAGTGCTGGACCGCTTCAAGGCCTCTACGACCTCGTACTTATTCATTGTGGTTCCTCCAGATTTCAGGATACTATTTCAAATCTTCCGTGTCAACTACATAGACTTCTGGGTGTCTCCAT